TATGCGATTGCCGTGGGGACGAGTAGTGGCGCACTCAAGGCGTTCAGGATTGCACTTGTTTCAACAGGCATCGGCGCGGCGGTGGTAGCCATTGGCTTGCTGATTGCCAACTTCGACAAACTGACGGCGGCGGTCAAGGGATTTCTGGGGATTAAAGTCAAAGAGAACCTTGACGAGCAGATTAAGTCGATGGAGCGTGCCGCTGAAATCGCCAAGGAGCGCGGCGCTACCGAGGCGGAGGTCTTTGCGATGGAGTTCGACATCAGCAGGAAGCGGCTGCAGAATGCGAAAAACGAGGAGGAGATGGCAGAGGCGCGGCATCAGCATAACGTCTTGCGGGCGCAGTATGAAAGCTATCTGAAGAAGGTGGAGTTAGACAAGCAGGACGCCGCCGCAAAAGAGGCGGACAAGAAACAGCAAGAGCGCGACAAGGCCGCCGAAGAGCGCAAGAGAAAACAAGAGCAGGAGAGGGAAGCTGCAGCCGCGAAGCAGAAGGAAATTGACGGCATCATTGCCAATAGCAGGCAGGTGTTGTTAGAAAACAGCCTATCTGCCAACGAGCGCGAGTTGGAGCAGATTGACGCCAGCTATGAGGAGCGCCTCGCTAAGGTCAAGGGCAACGAGGAAGCCACTAACCTATTGCTGGCGCAACTGCGCGCTGAACGTACGGCCAAGATTCAAGAGCAGCAAGATGCAGCGGATCAGGCGGAGTTAGATGCGCAGAGGGCGCAGCTGGACTATCAAATACAAATTGAAGATGAGCTATACGCAGAGCGCGAAAAGCTGCGGCAAGAGGACTTGCAGCGTGAGAAGGAGTACAATGATGCGCGTGTTCAGTTCTACAACGCCGCGTCGAGTAGCGTGGTTGAGATTATGCGATCGCTCGGGGGCAAGAGCAAAGCCGTCATGTTGGCGGCGCTGGCGTTGGAGAAAGGCATGGCAATAGCGCAAGTTGTTATAAACTTGCAGAAGGAACTGGCAGGCATCAACGCCAACGCAGCGCTGAACCCTGCTAACGCCTTGACAGCTGGTGCTGCTGGCGTGACGCAGGCATTAAGCCTTAGCACGATGGCGAAGATTAACGCTGGCCTGCGCATCGCGGCTATTGCAGCCACGAGCATCGGGCAGGTCAGGAGCATCACTGGCGGAGGCGGAGGCGGAGGCGGAGGCGGCACAGCTGGCACAGGCGGAGGCGGAGGCATGGCAGCGCCACAGGGCAACGCGCTGAACCCGAATAGCCAGTTGATCAACCCGAACACCGGGCAGCCACAAGGCCAGCCACTACGCGCCTACGTCGTAGAGTCCGACGTGAGTGGGATACAAAACAGGCTGCGCACCATTCGGCAATTTGCACAGTTGGGCAACTGATGATATTTAACGCTATGGAACTACCAGTATACCTGATGACCATTGACGAAGTTGACGAAGGCGTTAGCTACGTCGCACTCGTTGAATCCCCTGCGATTGAACGGCCATTTCAGGCGTTCAGCAAAGAGAAGATGCGATTCACCGAAACAGGCGAAAAGCGCGTGTTGACAGGGCCGTTGATGCTTGCCGATACGCCGATCATACGCCGCGACAAAACGCGGGGCGAGTATTTTGTTATTTTCCAAAGGGAAACCATCCGCAAGATGGTGCAGAAGTACTTCAAGCAGGGCAATCAGCACAATGTCAACGCTGAACACAGCACCGCCATTGATGGCGTGTATATGTTTGAAAGCTGGATGATCGACAGGGATCGCGGCATAAACCCACCGAATGGCTACGAGGACGCGAAGGATGGCAGTTGGTTCGGGTCGTTCAAGGTTGAGAACGATAAAGTGTGGGAGGATCGCGAACAGTTCACCGGGTTCAGCATTGAAGGATACTTCGGGATGCAGCCAACGGACACGGAGATAGAGGTGGCGATGGCGGAGTTTGCTCAAGCCTTTGAAAGTTTTTTGCATACTATCAAACCAAACGATATTTAACACTATGAACCTATCAGATCGAATTTCAGAGTTAACCCGCGTGCTGCGTAGCTTCTCCGCTGCGCCAGCGCCAGCTGCGCCGTTGGCGTTCAGCGACTATAAATTGGAGGATGGCACGATGATCCGCGTCGATGGCGAGTTAGCCGTTGGCACGTTGGTCTACGTCGTCACCGAAGAGGGGTTGCTACCTGCACCTGATGGCGCGCATAGCATCCCAGAGGTCGGAGTGGTGACCACCGAGGGCGGCAAGATCGTCGAGATCGGCGACGCTGCACCAGCACCGGCAACTGAAGCTGTTGAGGCGCAAGAGGTAGAGATTGAAGTGACACCCGAAGGCGAAGAGAAGCCTGCTGATCCCCATGAAGAGAGGATGCAAGCTATGGAGGCGGCTATCGCTGCCTTGGCGGCAAAGGTTGAGGAGATGATGGCGAAGATGGGCGGCGAGGTTGAAGCTAACGCCGCAAGGTTCAGCACGATTGACACGGCGTTGTCAGCGTTGGCGCAGATGCCTACCGCTGCGCCGAAGAAAAGAGCAAGCGACGCGGTTGTTGAATCCGTGAAGATGAGCCGCGCCAGCAGACTTGCAGATTTGAATGAAACCCTAAAAACCCTTAAAAAATAAACTATGTCATTTTCAATTGGAGGACTAACCGACTACGTTGAGCAGAACAAGCTCCCGTTGTTGACCACTGCCGTTTTCGACGCGAAAACGCAGACGCTGATGCAGAAACGCGTTGGCGTAAAAAATCAAGAGGCGTTGAACCTTATGGACACCGACGCCGTGTTTCAATCTGCCACCGCGTGTGCGTGGGTAGCCAACGGAACTACAACATTCAGCCAGCGCGTTATCAGCGTTGCGCGTGTGAAGGTGCAGGAGGAGTTGTGCCCTCGCGAGTTGGAAACAAAGTGGCTTGCCACCCAGCTTTCTCAAGGCAGCAACTACGAAGGCGTGCCGTTTGAGCAGGCGTTTGCGACGCAGAAGGCTAAGAAGATTGCCGCTAACATCGAAACTGCAATTTGGCAGTCGACATCGGCAACAGGTGCTTCTGGATGGACAGGCTCGTCTGCATCAATAAGCGGTGACGCGACTTTGAACAAGACCGTAGGATTGCTTCACCTGATGGAGAAGACCACGGCATCAGGTTCTATCGTGTCATCGTTGGCCGGTGCTGCATTCAGCGATGCGACTATCGTTTCAGCGTTTGAAAACGTTTACCAGAACATCCCTGTTGCGATTGTGTCACGTCCTGACCTTGTAGCTTTCTGCGGATGGGACGTGTATCGTTTGTTAGCTAACAAGTTGGTCAGCGTTAACCTATTCCAAGGCGACCTTGGACAGCTTGGTGGTGGTGAGATGTTTTTCCCCGGCACGAACCTGAAAGTCGTTGCGGTCAACGGTATGAACAACACGCGCAGGATCGTTGCTACTTCGCTTGAGAACCTGTACTACGGCACAGACTTGTTGAGCGATGAGGACACCTTCCGCATCTGGGCATCCTACGACAATGACCAAGTGCGCTTCCAAGCCGCGTTTAAGTACGGCGTGCAGTTCGCCTTCCCGGAGCAGATGGTGTTGTATAAAGCGTCGAACGCGACTACACCTGCAGGCTGATGACGTGGGGAGGGGCAACCTTCCCCGCTTCTTTTATTTTGTCAATAACTAAACGATATAGATATGCCTTGCGCTTTAACCACTGGATATAAATTAGGATGCCGCGACAATGTAGGCGGCATCACGGAGGTACGCCTCATCGCCTTCAACAGCGTCACTGGCACTATTGCAGTGGACGCTTCTGGCGTTGTCACTGGTACGTTCCCTGCATCAGGATTTTACAAGTACGAAGTACCGAAGGGCGCTGGGCAGTTTACCGAAACTGTCAACGCGTCAACGGAGAATGGCACGATTTTCTACGCACAAGAGTTGGTGTTCCCGATTAACCGCATGACGCAAGCAGTGCGCAATGAACTGCGACTGGTTGGGTTGAATAGGCTCATGGCTATTGTCACTGACAGGAACGGCAAATACTGGCTGCTGGGTCGATCGAATGGATTGGATGTTACCGCTGGAACGTCGCAAACAGGAACGGCGATGGGTGATCGCAATGGCTATGAGATGACGTTTACAGGGATGGAGGAGTTGCCATGCAGCGAGGTGTCATCTGCAATAATTACAGCTTTGACCAGCGGAACGCAAATCACTGGCGGTTCGTAACGTATATTAGCGTGCATTTTGGTTGGTTGGAGAACCCTGTGTATGGTGGCGCAGGGTTCTTTTTTTTGGGCTAACTTTGTTCATGCGTGTATGTATCGTCTATAATCAGCATCCGACAGGGTGCAGCTATTACCGCTTGGAGATGCCTTCAAGCCGCGTCCATGAGATGTTCGGCAGCGAGGCCGAGTTCGTGAGCATCGCTGACGTGCGCACGATGAGCGATGAAGAACTGCGGACGATTGACGTGTTCCTGTATAATCGCACTTGGATCGCAGGGCCAATTGAGGCGGTCAAGCCTGTCGCTGACATCCTACGCCAGCACGGTGCGAAGATCATCTTGGACATGGATGACTATTGGCACTTGGGAACTGGGCATAGCTTTTACAAACACTACCACGACACGAACATGTCTGCGATCGTCGCCGAACACGTCAAGCTTGCGGATGCGGTCATCACGACTACGACGTACCTCCGCGATGAAATCGTAAAACTCAACCGGAACGTAACAATCTGCGAGAACGTGCCGCACCTGTTGTACGACCAATTCAAGCCGCAACCTACTACGAGCGAGCGCCTACGCTTTGGCTACTTTGGCGCTGCGCAGCACACCGAGGACGTGGCGTTGCTGGAACTGCCACTATCGCGCCTCTGCGACGATCACACGCTGGAAGGGCGATACATGCTGTACCTTGCCGGGTGGAATGAAGGAAATCCGATATATCAGCAGTACGAACAGGTTTTTAGCAACAAGGGCAAGAACAACAATTACGGACGCATACAGGCGGCGGATATTTACAGCTACGTTGGCGGCTACAACTTCATTGACGTTGCGCTTGCGCCTCTGCGCGACAATAAGTTCAACAGGTTGAAGTCGGAGTTGAAGGTCACCGAGGCGGCTTGGATGAACAAGGCGATCATCGCCAGCAACGTCTGCATGTATGCCGACTGCATCACCGACGGCTGGGATGGCGTGCTTGTGGACGAAAAGCAACCGAAGAAGTGGTACAAGTCGATGAAGGCTATGATCAACGAGCCAGCGATGGCGCGTGAGATGGCGGACAGGCTGACGGCGAAGATGCAGAAGCGCTTTGACATTGATGAAATCACCAGACGCAGGTTCAATTTGTATAAAAACGTGGCAAGGGATATTTACACTAAAGAACTTCATGCTATACCTCAAGGCGAGCCAGAGCAACACGATAGCGGTGACGTGGACGGAGCGCGCGAACAGCGCCACGGTCTACCGCTTGCGGCTGACGAACTTGGCGACGCTGGAAGCCACTGACATCTACCTCAACGCGATTGACAACCTAAGCAGCTACGAAAGCCGCTACGACAAATTCGCCTTCACCTTGGGGGCATTGGAGAAAGGGCAATATCGCTATGAGGTCACGGAGAACCCGACAACCTACGCCGCTGGCGACTTCGTGCAAGGCGGACTATACACGTTTACCGATGGCGGATTCGCGTACATCTCGGCGGCAGTGGATCAGTCGAGCAACGCAGAATGGGGGTGTCAAGGGACGCTGATACCCGAAGGGCTAACACCCGAAGCGATTGGGCAAGGCATTGTCAACACAGCATCAATTGTTGCCGCCTGCGCAACAGCAGGCATAGCCGCGAGGCTTGCGGATCAGCTTGTGCTGAACAACTTTAGCGACTGGTTTCTGCCGTCCCTGGAGGAGTTAGGAATGATGTGGACGGAGTTAGCCAGCGATGGTCTTGGCAGCTTCGCAAACCACACCTATTGGTCATC